CTATGACCGCTGGAACTCCAGCCAGACCATCATCGACCTGCAGAACGAGGGCATGGAGTGTAATCCTTTCGGGCAGGGCTACGGCTCAATGGGAGCGCCTACAAAGGAATTCGAGAAGCTGGTGCTCACCGAGAAGATTGAACACTTCGGCAATCCTGTGCTGCGCTGGATGCTGGCCTCGACTGTGGTCAAGACAGATCCTGCCGGGAACATCAAACCGGATAAGGAGAAGTCCGTCCAGAAGATTGACGGTATCGTTGCCGGGATCATGGCGCTGGGAGAATGGATGACTGCACAAGGAGACGAGGATGCCAATCCGTACAACAATCGTGGAATGCTGTCTTTAAGGGGGTAATGGTATGGCCAGAAGGAAAATCAGCGAAATGCAGACGATAGTTCGGCAGCGGTATGAAGGGCAACTGCAATCCATCGAGCCGTTGTCCGACCTTGCCCGGAAACTCCTCTCACAGGAGGGTTTCCTGGATCTGTTCCTCGAAGTCCGGATGCTGTACCCAACCTACGAGGATGCCTACGAGATGCTGGAAGAGCAGCACGAGCGCATCACCGGGGCCAGAATGTACTCCGAATACCACTCGTTCCGGAGAGGATTCCTGCGGTGGAAAACGAAAAAACGCTCACCGGAGTGAGCGCTGGAAATCAATAACCGGGGTTCTGATGCACCCAATAAGCAGATTCTGAATATGGATAAGGGAATAGAAGTTGGTATTTCTGGCATCCGGTAACTTCTTCGGCTTTTCCGATTCTCTTTAGCAACTGCCAATAGCCAAATACGTTCTCATCTTTCCATGATGCAACCGAATCCTCAAGCTTCCCGTCTGCTTCTTTCCTTAAAATATCAACCCAAGCTTTGAAATACACGAAGGATACAATCTCCAATTCATTGTTTGCATTGAGTTTTCTGAAATCGAATATGACATCCGAGGTCTTGAGTCCTTCCACCCGATCCAAATCAATTGAAAAGAGATTCTTTGCAAGAGTCGTATTCCCGCGTGTCAGTTCGATTTCTCCTTGGAGAAGCTGTCTGGCTGTGGGATTGAAAAACTCATAATATGCCACCGAAGTGAATGGATTGGCATAATCGGTGTTATAGAGCTCAATGTCTTCAACGGCAGATTTTAAGATATCTTCAATTTTACAAATCTTTATATTCATAGCAGCCTCTTGGGATGAGTCTGTGGTGTAAGGGACATCTCCCCAAAGCGAGGTGAGATTGTACGCCACAAAAGCGCGTAGGGCATGGAGATGAGGAATATACTTATTGACAAAGCTGTTTCCGTTATCTTTAAGGGCATCCAGAGCAACATTTATCTTGCGCAGAGCCGAGTAAGCATATGTCCATGCATTTTTAATGTCATCATTTGTTGCAGATAACACCTCGAATTTGCCTGCCATAATCTTCTCTTCGATGGAGCGTTTTCTTTCGGCAAAATTAGAGAGATCATTATAAATGGCTGCAACGTAGGTTTGCACCTGACCGTCCTGATTAAAATACAGTTCGTCAGAAATGACTTCGGGTGGAACAATCTCAACATACTCTGACTTTTCCACAACCATCCATATCTTCATCTGGTTTGACTGAAGTGTGGCTGTAAGATTAGCCTTCGATTTATCTTCCTCAATGCCTGTGACCTCGTAAATGATATACGGTACATTATTTACTTTTGTAGTAATCACATTCCCCGAAACGGAGTATGTGCCCTCGCCATCTCCGAAATAGCCCTCACCCTTGTAGAGCCCATTCTCCTCAAATGTAGCATAGGTATCCTCAAAGGCCCAATCAGTCATCTTAGCTCCCTCATCGTACTTGGCCTGAATCACTTTCCAGCATCCAATGATGTCATCTCTGTTGAGGGTGAAATTATTTGAAGGTGTCTCTGCTCCATTATCCTTTCCGCAGGAATAAAGCAGCAAGGATGCAATCGCAAAAACAATGTATCGAAGTCCCTTTTTCATAATTCGTTACTTTATAATCTACAAAGTTAGCAAATTTTCAATAGTGCGACAATGTCTCACTTGAAAGCGGACGGATGGAAGTAGCTTTGCTCCCGGTTATTAGTTTAGTGTTAAGCTACGGTGTCACGTCTTGGTAATGCCATATTTTCTATCTTCCGCAAAGGAGAGAAGCGCATCAGTTCAGAGCAATTCGAGCAGGCTGTGAACGAGGTGCTTCTCTCCGACACCGTAGCCGATGCGGTGAAAAAGAACATCATCACCCCGGAAGGCTCGCTGGCCATCTCCGCTGTCTGGGCCTGCGTCCGGATCCTCTCCGAGACGGTAGGAACACTGCCAATCCACCTCTATCACAAGACCGACTCCGGAAGGGAGCAGGCGAAGGGACATCCTTGCGCCAGCATCCTTTCCAAGCCCAATTCATACCTTACCCGCTTTGCCCTTCTTCAACACCTGATGGTGGGCTGCACCCTCTGGGGCAACGGCTATGCCCGGATCCACCGGGATCGGTATTTCCGTCCGGTGCGCCTCCAGAAACTCCAGCCCTATGAGTGTGAGCCCATCCTCACCCCGGACGATGAGGTGGTGTATCGTCTGAGCAATGGCGAACTGCTGCCCAGCTACGATATCATCCACCTCAAAGGGGTGTCCACCAACGGCTACAAGGGTAAGTCTCCCATCCAAGTCCACCGGGAAAATCTCTCCCTGACGCAGTCTGCTCAAGACTATGGAGAGAAGTTCTTCACCCAAGGCGGCAATATGTCCGGGGTGTTCAAATACCCCAGCACCCTCAAGCCCGAAGCCTATAAGCGCCTCAAGCATGACCTTATCGAGCAGTCGGTTGGCCTCCATAACGCCCATACGCCACTGCTGTTGGAAGGTGGCATGACCTACGAGCGCATCTCCATCCCCCCGGAGGATGCCCAGTTCATCGCCACCCGAAAGTTCCAGAAGACTGAAGTGGCCACCATCTTCGGTGTTCCTCCGCACATGATTGCGGATCTGGAGCGGGCCACCAACAATAACATCGAGCACCAAGGGATGGAGTTCGTGCAGTACTGCCTGCTGCCATATCTGGTGCGTCTGGAGGAGGAATTCAACCGCAAACTCCTCCGCGAGGATGAATTCGGGGAGTATTACTTCCTCTTCGGCCTGAATGGGCTCCTCCGGGGAGATGCCAAGACCAGGAGTGAATACTACAAGAACATGAATATTGTGGGAGCCCTCTCCGCCAACGAGATCCGTTCCCTCGAAGATATGAACTCCTACGATGGCGGAGACACCTACTTCGTGCAAATGAACATGCAGACGGTGGACAATGCGCTGGTGGCTCCTCCCAAGAATCAACCTGTAACCCCTCCCAACGATGGAAAAGAAGAATAACCCTCAAGAAATAGAGGTGCGGAGCATCGTATCCGACCTTGCCATCCGGAAAGCCGATGACGGGAAGCCCTCCCGCACCATCACCGGATATGCATCCAAGTTCGAGACATGGAGCGAGCCTATTTACGGCTGGTTTAAGGAGCAGATCGCTCGTGGGGCCTTTGACAAGACCGACATGAGCGATGTGGTGATGGTTTTCAACCATGACATCTCCGGCATTCTGGCCCGCACCACCTCCGGCACTCTGAAACTCTCCGTGGACAAGGTGGGACTCCGTTTCGAGTTCGATGCCCCAGACACTACCCTCGGCAATGACATGCTGGAGCTGGTTGGCCGGGGAGACATCTCCAAGTGCTCCTTTAAGTTCGTGGTGGAGACAGACGAGTGGCGGTATGCCGACAAGGAGAACGGCCTCGAATACGATGAGCGTACCGTCAAGGCCATCGCCCGGCTCTATGATGTGTCGCTGGTGACCTACCCGGCCTACAAGGACACCGAGGCCAGTGTCCGGGAGCATCTGGAGCAGCGAAAGCGCGAGGCTCTCGCTCCGGCCAAGGTGGACACCTCATCCCGCGACCGGGCCGTAGCCGTATTGAAACTCAAATCCCAATCATAAACACATAAGTCTTATGTCTAAGAAACTCAAAGAACTCAAAGAGAAACGCGCTGGGCTGTATGCTCAGATTGACGCTCTCCGCAAGGAAACTGACGGTCGTGAGATGACCGCAGAAGAGCAGCAGAGGTGGGACACCCTCTTTGCTGACTATGACAAGGCTGATAAGGCAGTCGCTGCCGAGGAGCGATTCCTCGACATCCAGAGGCGTCAGGCCGAGGATGTCTATCAGCGCGAGAACGGTGGCGCACCCGCTGGTGCTGCGGCCACCAAGGAGTCTCCGGAATACCGCAGGGCCTTCGGGGAATACCTCATCGGTGGCCTGAACTCCCTCTCCCCGGAGAGCCGTGCGCTCATCGAGAAGCGCGACAGCATTTCCGGACTGACCGCTGGCGTGCTCATCCCTACGGATCTGGCATCCAGCATCGAGATTGCCCTGAAGAACTACGGTGGCATGTTCGAAGCCGGACAGATCATCACCACCTCTCGCGGTGGGGATCTGGTGTTCCCGACCGTCAACGACACCGCAGCCAAGGCGACCATCGTTGCAGAGTATGACCAAAGCACCAAGCGCACCGTCACCTTCGGAAGCCTGACCCTGAAGGCTTTCACCTACCGCACCCCGATCATCCCGGTGTCCCTCGAACTCCTGCAGGACAGCGCCTTCGACCTCGACAGCCTCCTATCCCAGCTGCTTTCCGACTCCTTCGGTCGCGGTGTGAACGAGCACCTTACCATCGGAACGGGCACTGGCCAGCCGAAGGGTATCGTCACCGCAGCCACTGCGCTGGGCGAGAATGCGGCCGCTAACGCCATCTCCCTCGATGACATCATCGCGCTGGTGGCCGGGGTGGATGCCAACTACGCCAAGAAGGGCAAGTTCATGTTCAACCACAAGACCCTCTGGGCTCTTGCGAAGATCAAGGACGAGAACGGCCAGTTCATCTGGCAGGAGAACGCCCGCGTAGGACAGCCGGGCACCCTCTTCGGCAAGCCCTACATCCTCAATGACGATGTGGCGGACATCGGAGCCGGGAACGCCTCGGTGCTCTTCGGAGACCTCTCCAAGTACAAGATCCGCATTGTGAAAGGATTCCGCGTCATAAGGCTCAATGAGCTGCTGGCCGAATATCTCTCCATCGGACTCTTCGGCTTCGCCCGCGTGGACGGCAACCTCATCGATGCCGGAACGCACCCGGTGAAGAAGCTGGTGCATGCTGGATCCTAATCCTCGCTAACTCTCTCTTCTCTACCTCTATACTTTCTCTCTATTTATGTCGCAGTCCCTGATATCACTTGAAACAGCACACGCACACCTCCGGCTCGGAGATGATACTTCGCTCGATTCGCTCGTTGCGGACTATCTTGAGATGGCCATCGGCATTGCGGACGATTACACCAATCGGAAACTCTGCGATGAGTTCACCTCTGAAAACCTCCCTCCGGCAATCAAGGCTGCTCTTCTTCTGATATTGGGGACTCTTTTAGACAATGAGGCCGATGTGGTCGTGGGACGGAGCGTGGCTTCGCTCCCGATGACCGCAGAGAAACTCCTCCAGCCTTGGCGCATCCATCCCTACGGGGATGGCGGGGCCGATCCGGATGCCCCTGATGCAGAAGGGTACGTGACCCGCACCAGAAAGGTAAGATATAAACCCGACAGCAATGTTTGACCACCACATCGAGATTCACTGCTTCCTTGAGATCCGGGACGAGTATAACGACAGGACAAAGCGCATCGACTTCGTGGCCGAGGCCTATGCCCAGCGCACCGAGGCCGGAGGCCGGGAGAACATGTATGCCGCCCGCATCGTGCATGAAAACGAGGTGGTGTACACCATTCGCTGGCGCAGCCATATCGAACCGGGCATGCTCATCAAGGACGGAGACGACTGGCGGAGGATCATCGGCACACAAGAAGAGGGACGGCATCACAGACTCCACATCCGCACCGTCAAGACGGACGCAAAAGACCTCCAAGCAATCCTCTCCGGCCATGCTGAAAATCAAGGTTGAAGGATACCAGGAGGCCAAGGAGATCCTCGATGAGATGCCGAATCGGATGCAGAAGCAGATGCTTCGCTCGGCACTGAAGAAGTCCTCGAAGCCCTTTGTCAAGGGAGCCCAGAGCCGCGTCCCGGTGAAGTCCGGCCAGCTCAAAAAGCAGCTGAAGGTGGTCTCCTACCGGGATAGGCAGGCTCCCAAGACCGAAGTGGATGTAGCGGTGAAGCACGTATTCTCCCGAAGCAAGAAGAAAAAGGCCGTCAACGAATACTACGGCAAGTTCGTGCATGAGGGAACCCGCGACCCGCGATACCCAAAGAAGAAAGGCGGAGTGCTGGTGTTCACCCTTCCGAATGGAGACAAGGTGTTTGCCCGGCACGTCAAGGGGCTCAAGCCCCGGCCCTACATCGAGGAATCCTACCAAGAGAACTACCAGACGGTGGTCGATGGCTTTGGAGACTCTCTGGCCGAATCCGTAGAGAAGTTTGTCAGTAAGAACTTTAAACCTGTCAAAAAGTGAGCGATTTCAAGACAGCCCTTATCGAGGTGATCCAGACCGCAGCTCCGGAGCTGGAGGGAAAAATCCAGTGCGGTGCAGTGGATGCCGAGACGGTGGCTCCTTTTGCAACCTACAGCACTCCGGAAGAATCCCCGGTGCGTACCAAGGACGGTATCGCAGGCTATGAGACCCTTTTCGAGGTGGAGGTCTACGATAACCGGGTGGCCGGGGCCGAAGTGCTCAAGCGAAAGGTGCGAGGAGCCATTGAGGGCCTTGTTGTGGACGGGAAGGTGTGCCGCCACCGCAGCTCCTCCTCGGAATACTATCCGGACTACGATTTACACAGTTGGACATTAACATTCAAAATACGATAAACCATGTCAGAACAAGTTGGAAACAAGCAAATCATCCAAGGCGAGGACATCGTTGTCACCGTGGATGACAAGCCTACACTCCATGCCACCAGCCATTCCCTGAAGGTGGATCTGGAAGTGAAGGATATCCGCACCAAGGACACCAATGGCAAGGAGAAGTACCCCGGCGACATCAGCTGGAGCGTGGACGTGGAGGGCCTCGTGGTCATCGACCCGGATCTCGCGGCTACGCGTGACAATGCCGAGGACATCCTCCAGACCATCCTCTCCAAGGCGAGCGTGGGTGTAGTGCTGAAGGCAGCACTCAATGGCGCTCTTGCTAAGAAGTACACCGGAACGGGGTACATCACCTCTTTCTCGCTCGGCACTCCTGCTGGCGAGAATGCCACCTACAACTTTACCATCACCGGAAGCGGTAACCTCACCCCGGCCGATGCTTAACGGGCAGGGAGTGATGCGATATCCGTTTTATGTCCCAGAACCAAGAGATTATGTTGACTATTACTATCGCTGGAAACCAGTACCCCGTCCACTTCGGTTTGCGTGGACTCAATTCCTTCGCCAAAAAGACCGGATTCTCGTTTGGAGATATCGTCACCGCAGCGGATGCGGCAAACTCCATCGAAGCACTCATCGCCCTTGGCGTCCACGGCCTGAACGAAGGAGCCCGGAAGTCCGGAGCGAAGACCGCCAAGACCTTCACAGAGGATGACCTCTGGGATGCAGTGGACGAGGATCCGGGGATCCTCCTGCAGATTGCCGATGCCTTCTCAGTGGCCATCAAGCCGCTCATCAATAAGCTGGACGGAGTGGTTGACCCAAACTCCTGAGCTCCGACTCCGATGCTGAGCCCTCTCCACCGACATACGAGAAGTGGTTTGCCATCGGGGTCGGGCAGATGGGCCTTCGGCCAGACGATTTCGATGACCTGACCCCAGCCGAGTTCTTCTATGTGTGGGCTGGCTGGGCGAAGGCCAATATCGAGCGTCAGAAGCAGGAGTGGGAGCGTACCAGGTGGCAGACTTGGGTTCTGACCTGCAGCTGGATGGAGAAAAAAGACCGGAAGGAGATGACCGAGATGTTCCCGCTGCCTTGGGAAAATGCCCCGGCTCCAAAGATAATCAAGCCTTCGGCCGAACTTACTCCGGAGGAAAGACAAGAACGAGTAGATGACCTCATGAAATGTGTAAAACCCAAAGACTAACTATACTTGTAGCATGGCTCCTCGGTGGGCTGCTGCTCCTCCTTTGTCCCGGCTGTGGATCCATCCGGGTGGCACGAAACGCGGTGTCCTCTGCCTCGCTGCGGGATTCCCTTCTGGTGAATTACCTGCGTACCGAGTTGGAGACCGGGAATCTGGAAGTGAGCCAGACCATTGTCGAGTTCTTTCCTCCCGTTGACACAACTCCCGAAACGCCACCCTCCATCCGGAATCCCACTGCCGGGCCTGTTAAAAGAGTGGTACGAACGGAGCTGTCTGCAAATAAACAGCAATCAGTCACTGTGGACAGCTCCACCGTAGCCGGGACGCACATGGAGGAGCACTCCGAGGACAATACCAAGAAGGAGTCCGAACTCAACGAGCCCCCGACTGCCACCAAGTTCAATGTTACCCTCAAGGCCCTTGCCGCTTTACTTGCCCTGCTGATTATCTGCTATGGCATCATCCAATATCGAATCAACCTGTACAAGAAATGAAAACCCCAATCTCATACTACGGTGGCAAGCAGTCCATCCTGAAGCACATCCTCCCGCTTGTCCCTGAGCATACGCTCTACACCGAAGCCTTCTGCGGAGGGTGCTCCGTCCTGTTCGCCATCCCTCCCTGTGAGTGCGAGGTGATAAACGATGTCAACGCAGAGCTCATCAACTTCTATAAGATCGCCAAGGAAAGGTACGATGAACTCAAGACCCTCATCGACTCCACTCTCCACAGCCGGGAGATCCATGCCCATGCCAAGCACATCAATGCCCATCCGGAGTTCTTCAATCCGGTGGAGAGGGCTTGGGCCGTCTGGGTGTGCTCCAAGCTGGGCTTTGCCTCCATGCTGGATGGCACCTTCGGCTATGACCGCCAAGGAACAACCACCAAGAAGCTCCGCAATGCCAAGGATGACTTCACCGAGGCACTCTGCGGCAGGCTCGACCATGTCACGATTGAGTGCGAGAACGGCATCAATATGCTCAAGCGCTATGACTGCGAGGGCGCTTTCCACTTTGTGGATCCTCCCTACGTGGGAACGGACTGCGCCCATTACAACGGCACGTTCAACGAGCAGGATTTCGAAGAGTTGCTGGAGGTATTGGCAAACTGCAAGGGCAAGTTCATGCTGACGATGTTTCCGCATCCCCGGATCCGGGAGTATGCAGACCGTTACGGCTGGAAAATCCACACGCTTGACCGTACTATTACCGCCAGCAAGACTTCCCGCAGAAGGCAGGAAGAATGGATCACTTGCAACTACGATGTCGAGGAGAAATAGAGGTATCTCGGCCTGTCTCAAAGGGTTACCTCCGGTACATCTAAGTGCTTGAAAATAAGTGCATTATTTCTTGAAAATAAAGTCGAATTAACTTGATATATCCGAATAATGTAGCGACCTTAGATGTGCCGGAAGGCAGCAAGTAAAACCTTAAAAGACAGACAATTATGACACGCAAAGAAACCCTCCTCGCCCAGAAGTACGAACTTCAGAACACCCTCCGCACCCTTCGCGGGGAAGAGCCCAGAGACATCACCCTCCTTACCACCGGATGGAAATTCCAGCAGGCAGTAAGGGATGCACGCGAATACAGCCTCAAGCAGGAAATCGCGCAGCTCGAAACAGCCATCGCCAACCAGAAAGCCGAGAACGAGAAGAAGGCCAAGACCGAGGCCTACTACGCCACCGAAGAGGGCAAGGCTCACAAAGCCCAGCTGGAGAACGAGAAGAACATCCAGATCGGAGCCTACAACGAGTACAGCAACAACACCCTCGAAGAGATGAAGAGCTGGATCAAGGACTTCCTCGGTCAGCACTGGACGGTGAAGTTCATGAACGACACCTGCATCGAGTTCGCGGTTTGGAATGCCGAAACGGGCAAGTTCGCCTTCGGACAAGAGATCGAGGTCAGGGCCGAACAGAACTACTACCTCAATGATAACAAGGAACTCTTCGAAACGAATGTCGGCAGCACCGGATCCTTCAACATCGAGGAGCAGGAGATTGGCGACCGGGCTCGCTTCTACATCGACCTTGGGAAGTTCCTCAGCGACCCCGCAAAGCTCGCCCGCCTCAAGAATCGGATGTTCCTTTTCGCTGAGACTCTCGAAGACATCCGGGACTGCGTCCGCAGGATCAACGCAGAGCTCGAAAATCCCCTCGGCCTCTAAGAGAGAAACGCACCTGCAGCGGCCACCCGGAGAGGGTGGTTTCGCTCGTTACGGAGGAGGTGGTTCCCCGTCTGTCTCTCCACCTCTAAAGTATTGAAAATAAGTGCATTATTTATCGAAAATAAAGTCGAATAAACTTGATATATCCAAATAATGTAGCGACCTTAGATGTGCCGGAAGGCAGCAAGTAAAACCTTATAAAACAAGCAATTACAACACCATGAGCCGCTACACTTACACAATCGAAGACATCCACGACACCCTTAAGACCGCAACAAACAAGAAGGACGCAGTCGAGGCCGCAAAAGAGATCTGCAACCGCCGCCGCATTAACATCTACGTCTACCGCCTTGATGAGTTTGGAGCCACATCCAGCATCGGCCATGCCGAGTACGTTGGCTACCTGAGCGAAGTACGCTTCTACAACGACTAACCCGCAAAGAGAAACAATCAAACACCCAAGACCATGAACACCAACAGCACCATCAAGGCCCTCGAAAACAAGATCGCAAAAGCCCGCATCGAGCTCCAGAAAGAACGCGCCAACAAAGACCGCATCCTGCGCCCCTTCGCACACAAAGGTCTGGATGACAGCTTCGACTTCCCGGATGAATACTACGCCAGCGCAAAGCGCATCCGTGACCTCATGGAGTTCGGAGGCAAGTGCCAGAAGGCCCTCGACCTCCTGAAGGAAATCGAGAACAATCAGTTCGGTATCTAATCGGCAAGGAGGATAAGACCATGACAGCAGCAGAACGCGCCCTTCGCACCTACCTTGAGAACAACACCGAGGATTGCAGCATTAACCTCGCAGAGGAGTACGCCCACGGCCACATCACCTTCTGCATCCGGGGTGGCCTTCCCATCCATTGGGTCTTCATCAATGCAGAAGGCGACCTCTACTTCTACCATCGGATGCATGGCACCCAGCAGGCCAAGGGGTACATGAAACCCACCCAGATGGAGATCATCTCCTTCATTACATACTTCAACACCGAGCTTGTCGGCTTCACAGAAATCGATTATTAGAACAGATATGGCACAGAAACGTTTACCGCATGGTGTCAAGGTTGGCGACACCATCAGAATCACCAAATTGGACGATCCCTACGACCACTCCTATGTGGGCCGGGAGGGTGTTGTGGAATTCATTGATAGCATGGATCAGATCCACGGATCGTGGGGTGGTCTGGCTCTCATTCCCGGAGAAGACGACTTCATCGTCATCAAGCGGGCCGCGTCTTAGGCTCCGCTGGTTTTACTTGCTTATTCTTTCCTCCGGGAAACGCAACCGGGAGCGCAGCGATTGCACTCCCGGTTACTTATCTTATACTAATATCTCCTCTTCCAACATATCTACCTTGAAACCCATATAATTATTAGCACATAAAATAGATCCCTCATCTTAAACAACGCCAAATGTTTTCCATATATCTATTTGCCTACATAGACTTTGCTTTAAAACATTTAATAGTTTATCTCCATTCTCAATTATAGCATCCTTCTTAGCTGCATCATTCTCTAAAATGGGAATTACCTTATTGAATTTATTGTGAAATACCATCTGTTCGTCTTGTGAAAGCATAGATAAACTATCTGATGCCCATTTCCCAATGAAGTATTGTGATAAATAGAAGTAGATGCATATTCTATACTTCTGCATTCTTTTCATAATGGCGTCCGGATCTGTTTGAAAGATTTCTGCTGGCGAATAAAAGCATCCCGCTAATTCTTTGTCAAAATAATCATGATTAGTAGCAAGGAGAAGAAAAACTCGACGGGCGTCCAAGCATGCGAACAGAGTATCATTATCCCTTAAATTATAGCTTAGATTCAAAAAAGCGGCAACAATAGAAAATTTAAAGTGAGCTGAAGACTTATTTTCTCTCTGTGAAATAAAGTAAAAAGCTGTACCGATATTATGGCTCAATACTAAGTCACCCTTAATTAGGTCAAGGTTTTCTTCGAAAAAATCGTATAGAGCATTTTTCTTTTCGTCCCAAGAATCGTTGGAATCAAGGCCCATCGCGATAGACGTTATATCATCTGATAAATCCAATAATGTGAGTCTATTCATAATAATCTGAATAAAAAACTGATTTCAATAAAACTAAATGCCACTTAATGCTTATAAATGAGCATCAGGATTCGTCTTGTAAATATACGATTTTTCTAAGACTGCGACAATGTCTCACTTGAAAATCTCTCTGCCAAAGTACCTTTACCTCCGGAAGCGGCTGGCCAAGAGTGCAACAATGTTTCACTTGGGAATGCGCCCGGCCCTCTACCTTTACACATGAATTTGTACTAAGGGGTGACAATGTCTCCCCAGAATGATTTGGTAGGAGTCTACCTTTACACCCGCAAAAGGAATGTACGATGGCAGTGTTCGGACTCAAATACTACGCAGAGATGCGCTCCAAATACCAGGGCATCGCATGGAAGTGCGAGATTGCCCAGCGGGGCTATACCGGGCCATCGGAGGAGATGACCTTCTCCGGAGTGTCGCCCATCAAGATCACGTGGGAGCGAAGGGGTGATGACTTCTACACCCCGGTCAAGGCATCCGAGGCCAGCATCAACATTCTCTGTACTCACAATTTCCACTATCTGAGCCTCTTCACTTCGGATCCAAGAGAGTACCGGATGTCATTGTACCGGAATGGATCCCTCTTCTGGCGGGGATTTATTGTTGCAGACCTCTACTCCGAGAAGTTCGCGGCCCCGCCATACGATGTCACCATCAAGGCAGTGGACGGCTTCAACATTCTCTCCAACATCGACTTCAAGGATATCCTCGGCATGGGAACGACCGGGAAGAAGTCCGTATCCAGCCTCCTCTCCACCTGCATCAGCGTGCTGGAGCTGGATATGAGCGTCAGCACATGGGTAGACCTCATCCCGCAGGGCATTCCGGATACCACCAGCCCGCTGCTGTATGTCTATCTGGATCTGGAGCGGCTCTTCTATGTGTATGAGGAACCGACCTACCGAGATATATTGGAACTGTGTCTGGCCCCCTTCGGAGCCCAGATCTTCCAGAGTGGCGGGGCCATCCACATCCGAAGGATCGTCTCCCTCTTTGAGGAATACCGACCTTGGTACTTCAGCAATCTGGTGAAGCAGCGCAGAAAGCTGCCCCGCGAGGTTACCTCGGAGGATCCCCGCATCACCCAGCGGGGCCGGATCCGCATCGTCAATACCAACACCACCCGTCTGGTGCAGGACAATCTCTGGGAGGACGGCTTCTACATGATCGGGGAAAATACCACCCTCGATATAGTTCCGGCCCTACGGAACGTGGGAGTGACTGTCCGGAACAAGGCCCTCGACAACCTCCTCAAGCAGCTGGGATTCATCGTGCCCTCGATGTGGACGGGGAACGATGGCGATCTCACCTTTGGTGATGATGGGTCTATGACTCTCACCGGAAACAGCGCCCATAGCGGCAATGTGCTCCAGACCACCGGATGCCCGGTGCAGCAGTGTAACTTCGACATCACATGGGAGATGATGCTCAAGGCCCGGTACTCCAACTACAACCGCACTAATGGCGGCATGGGAAGCAGCTCATCCACTCAGCAAACACCTCGCACACATACGGTGGCGGTCACCTTCGGGGTGAAGATCATCGGCAACAACGGCACGACCTATTGGCTGGATGGCGATGGTGGATGGAACGAGTACGAGACGGATCTGGAGGCATCGGCCACCACCGGAACGGATGAGACCTATAAGCTGGAGATTGCAGGAATCCCTGCCGATGGGACATGGTACTTCTACATGAAGCAGACCCTCGTTGGCCAGAGCCATTCCTCTGGCCACACCTACTACAGCACCTACGAGTTCATGGTCTTCTACGACATGAAGATGAACATCGATGCCGGAGACCTCTACGATCAGGGTCTTGTGTACAAGACGCTGGTCAATCCCGCCAACAATGTCGACATGGACATCGAGCTCCCGGTATCGGATATCCCGGCCATCCCGAATGACCTGCTGCTTTATTCCCTGTACTTTGAGAAATATAACGATGTCCCAACCCGCCTCTGGCGCACCAAGGGCAAGGAGGACTACGCAACGCTGGTGCAGCACATGGCCATCTCCGCTCTGAAGATGCGCCAAGTTCCTGCTAAGCGCCTCTCCGGAGAGATTTTCACATCGCTGCACATTGATTTGAACAGCGTTATTCTGGATGACAAGTACCTCCATGCGGGATTCTATGTGAACTCGCTGGAGGTGGATGGTCTTGGGGACTCGTACAACGCGGAGCTCGTTGAGCTGCCCCGGCTCATCAACCCGGACATCCCACCGGAGGGAGACGACTGCGTGACGGTGCATCTGGTGGATGAGACGGAAAAGCACATCAGTGCCGCCATCCGCTGTCTGGACTTCATCATCTTCCAGACCGACCGGGACGAGGTGTATCGCTTCGATACCGTCACCCGGCAAGCGGTGCTGCTGTACTCATCCTCATATAGTTTCACCCTTTTCGAAGCCCAGAACGGCTTTGTCCGGGTGGAGCAGGGAGTGGCCTATTTCTGCGACTATCGGGGTGTCACCCGGAGGCAGCTCACCCTGCCGGACACCTACGGAGGATTCATCACGTTCCGGGAGGACTACTTCTGGATGCTGGCCCGCTACAGCAGCGGAGCCATGCAGCTCACGCGTCCGGAAGTGCCGATGCACTACACCCACACCGCAGGCACATCTCATGGCCAGCCTCTGGTGTACATGTACGGCACATTCGATAGCGCAGTGGTTACCAAGAACCAGATTGTCATCAATACCGACCGGGCCGTTTACATGTTCGACTGCCGCTATCATACGGCTCCGAATGTGTTCCGGGTGATGGAATACAGCGAGTGCTTTGCGGTTAATGACAGCTACATCGCCATGCACGATCCGGATGCGGATCTGGTGAAACTCTATCAGCGGGACTCCATCACCACCTACTCCGAGGTGATGACGCTAAACCGCTGGTGCAATCACTGCGACATATCCCAGACGAAGATCTGCTGCGAGTGGGATGCTGTCCCCATTATCGATATCACCACCCAGACCCGATTCCTTTTGAAGAATTACGCTGCCGATGAGAGTTACATCCGGGGAGTGTTCTTCGTTTACGGAGACCTCTACATCGTCCGCGATCAAGGCATATACAAGTTTATTCCTGAATACGGTTCATAGTACATTATGGAAGCAAACGCAACAATACAGCTTATTAGCATCATCCTGAACTTCATCCTCGCGAGCGGCCTCTTGGGGACGATCCTCTTCTTCAAACCCAAGAAGCGGAAGGAGAATGCCGAGGCCGAGAGCTCGGAGCTCAAGAATACCGAGCAGATCGTCACCCTGCAGAGCCAGCAGATCAAGCGTCTGGATGGCCGAGTGGAGACCCTCGAAAAGAAGGTGGATAAGCTCTCGATCATCATTGAGAACAAGGATGTGGAGCTGAGTGAAAACCGCCACATCATCCGGCAGGCATTCAAGTGCGAGTACGTGGATGAGCCCAAGGACTGTCCGGTGCTCCTTCTGAAGGCCGAGTACGACCGGAAGAAGAAACTGCAACTTGAAAAGGAGGCCGAGGAAGCTCGGATCCGTGCGGAGGAGGCGCAGGAACGAGATGGCAAATAAACTCTCTCGCGGGTACCGGAACTGCAATCCCGGCAATATCCGTATTTCGGGTACCAGGTACAAAGGCGAGGTCGTTCCCTCGCAGGATACCGCATTTAAGCAGTTCGAGTCGATGGCCTACGGCTACCGGGCCATGTTTGTCCTCATTCACTATTATGTCCGGAGCCTTGGCCTCAAGACCGTCCGACAGATCATTTCAAGATATGCTCCGCCATCGGAGAACCATACGGAGAGCTACATCCGGCACGTTGCCGATGCTATCCTCCGGGGGCCGGATTCCCCGATTGACATCACCAGCATGGACGAGATGGTGCTGATGGTTGCCGCCATGTCCAAGGTGGAAAACGGTGTCCCCGCCAACATTGACGAGGTCATCGCTGGCTGGAAACTCTATCGACAAGACCGGAATTAGCTATGGCAAGAAGGATTGCTGATCTGCTCATCAAGATTGGAGCGGACTCATACGAGTTCCAGCAGAAGGCCAATCAGGTGGAAAAGGGCCTCGGCCAGCTGGAGAAGAAACTCACCAGCATCGGCAAGTCGCTCTCCATCAAAGTGACGGCTCCGCTCACTGCGCTGGGGGTGGTGGCTCTGCAGAATGCGGACACACAGGCAAGGGCCGAGACGAAGGTGGCCACCGCACTCAAATCCACCGGGAACCAGGTGGGCTACAATCTCGACCAGCTCAAGGCATATGCCAGCGAGCTGCAGAGCAAGACCATCTTCGGGGATGAGACCATTCTCAACGATGTCACAACCCGGCTTCTGGCCTTCACCAACATCACCGGAGACAACTTCAAGCGCACCCAGCAGATGGCCCTCGACATGTCCACTGCGCTGGAAATGGATCTGGGCAGTGCAGCCACCATGCTGGGCAAGGCCCTCGATGACCCTATCGGCAAGATGTCGGCACTCTCTCGTGCGGGCATTAACTTCACCGATGAGCAGAAGGCAATGGTGAAGCAGCTCGTTGAGACCGGGGACACCGCCAAGGCCCAATCTATCATGCTCGATGCTCTTGAGCAGAAGTTCGGTGGTCAGGCCGAGGCCGCAGCGAAGGTGGGCATGGGAGCTCTAAAGCAGCTCAAAAACTCGTGGGGAGACTTCCTTGAGCAGATCGGGAACACCCTCACTCCGTTCATCAACAAGATTGCCGCATTCCTGCAGCGCATCGTGGGAATGCTCCAAGGCATGTCTCCAACCATGCAGAAGGTGGTTGTGGTGATTGGCGGTATCGCTGCCGCCATCGGCCCGCTTCTCATCGGTATCTCTGGAGTGATTAAACTCATCCCGATGCTCTCGGCAGGCTTTAGTGCATTGCTCTCTCCGGTGGGCATTATAACGGCAGCGGTGCTGGCACTTGCTGCAGCATTTGCTTATGCCAAGATAAAGAAGCAGGAACTCATCAATGAGACAGCCGAGAACTCCTCCTTGGAGGATCTGCAGTCCCAGTTGGCCGATGTCCGGCAGCAGAAGGAGGATGTCAAGGAGAACACTGTCAAATGGCGGTTTGTGCCGAACTTCGGAGGCCGCATCGCTGGCGGTACCATGCTCAAGACCTATGACCTTGGGGCCTACGGCAAGCTCCAGAAGCAGGAGGAACTCCTCACTGCGGCCATCGAGGTCAAGAACAAGAAAATCCAAGAAGAGCAGAAGATCCGGGCCGATGCCAACCGGATGCAGGAGGAGGCAATCGAGCAGACGAAGAAGATGATGGAGGGAATCCAGACGCAGAACTTCACTGTGGAAACCGCCACCGGACTTATCGGCACCCTTCAGCAGCAGATCTCGGAGCTCGAAAAGAAGAAACTCGTAGCGCAGTCTCCAGATGAGCTGGCCACCATCAACTCCCAGCTGGAGACCATGCGGGAGAACCTCTCGTACCTGCAGAACATCACTCCGGAGCAAGCGGCCCGGATGAGGAACCGGGGAAGCGAGCCGAAACTCGCTCCTATCACCTCTGCCGCTATCCAAATGCCGCAGCTGGAGTACAAGATGCCGGACATCCAACCCGTCATCAGCAAGTACCAGCAGCAGGCCCGCGAGATTTTCCAGACCGTCCGGGACGGCATCTTCGGCTGGGCCGACCAGACTTCGGAACACCTGCAGAACAACTTCAAAGGAGTCTACGATGCCGTCCAGAACTACACCCAGTCTCTCGTTGACCGGGGATGGAAGTTCTCTGAGGCGCTGGACTACGTATCGAACCAGGTGGCCACTACCATGAAGAACTTCGACCAGCAGGTGTCGCAGTTCCTTGCGGACTCCATCACCGCAGCGGCAGAGGCCATCGGCCAGATGCTGGCAGGAGACCTCGGCTTCGGAGGACTGATGACGGCCATCCTGAAGCAGTTTGCATCATTCCTGAAGAACATCGGCTCGCAGCTCATCGAGTTTGGCGTCATGGTGGTTGCCTTCAAGAGTGCCCTCAAGAGTGTGCTGGCCAATCCGTGGGTGGCCATTGGTGTTGGCGCTGCGATGGTTGCTGCTGCAGCACTGATGACGGCCCTTATCAACAAAAACGCGCAGAAGCAGGTACCTGCGCTTGCCGGAGGTGGTCTGGCCTATGGAAAGACCTACGCGCTGGTCGGAGACAATGCCAATGCCGGAGTGGATCCGGAGGTGATTGCTCCGCTGAGTCGGCTCCAGCAGATGCTCCCGGCAGCAGGAGCACCGCAGAATGTCAACATCACCCTCGGAGGTGAGCTGGTGGCCAAGGGACGCGACCTTGTGTATGTCCTTGGCAAGGAGAACTTCAAAACCGCTATCCTTGGCGGGTAATTTTATAGAAAAATATAAATATGGCAGACGGAGTAATGATTTCCCAGCTGGGAAGAGCCACAGAGATTCTGGGAACGGACAAAATAGAGATCGAGCGTGACGGGGCATCCTTCTACGCCACCATCGATGAACTGATCACATACCTTGGCCTTGAGGAATTCACTCAGGCCATCATGGACATTCTTGGATAAGTGCTATGAGACCGGAGTTTGAACAAATCATCAATCGGCTGGGCAGGATCCGTGCCCGCATGGAAGAGTACATCATGGACAAGGGTGGCAAGACCACCGGAGCCGAAACGCTGATGGACTACACCAACGCCATCTGCAGCATCCCGGATCTGGGAAATGTCCGCAACGGCTACGAGACCTTCTCCGGCAATACGGTGCTGGATGAGATTCCGGAGTGCTTGGCCGATGCCTCGCAGTACTTCACCTCGATGTACAAGTTCTGCAAGGACTGCACAGCCCTCAAGCGTGTGCCCCGGCTCTACACCGACAATGTTACGAACTTTGTGTATGCCTTCTACGGCTGCACTGCATTGCAGGAGATAGACGGCCTCATAACAACGGCAGCGACCACCCTTGGAGAGTGCTTCCACAACTGCTCCTCGCTGGTGGCCATCAACAGCGCCATTAATGTGTCCAGCCTCACCTCCCAGATGGACTCCACCTTCACCGGGTGCGCCAATTTGGAGATTCTGACCTTCACCGGAACGCTCCGGGTGGACACTTGGCTCTCCGGAGCACCCAAACTCACAGTGGCCAGCCTGCTCTCCGTCATCGACTCCCTTGCCGACTTCTCCGGAACGGGAACCTCCAAGAAGATCACCTTCGGAGCGAGAAACAAGGCCAAACTGACTGCTGCTCAGCTGGCCTCGGTAACTGACAAGGGGTGGGTGCTGGGGTGATAACGTACTAATCAAGTATAGTACTTCATTCAGTACTTTAGCAAAAGGCCAAATGTCTCTAAAAAATCCTCATCAAGTTTTTTTTCTATTTCCGTCAATAGTTTAATAAAAGCGTTGAGATTCTCAGGGAACGATAAATCTATGGCAGCGGAACAATCTGTGTTTTCATTCTCCATATCCTCTTCAGATTCCCATGCTATTATCTCTGGCCAAAGAATAGTTGCCCCTCCATCGAAAAGACGGTGACCTTCGAGGTTGAATTCGACACACCATGCAATAATTGCAGTACATTCATTTTCTTTTTTAGGATTAAATTTCAAGAATCTGATAGAGTCATCTAATGTGATGTAGTTATATTTCGTTATTTCGTGATATTGTTTTAAAACTTTAAAATACCTGCTCTCAACCTCACCGTATAACTCTTTAAATTTGTTCAAATAATTCATAATGCTTTATTTATTGGTTGTGATATATTTCTTTATGTCTTAAAATCTTGGCCGAATTCCCATCCGGGGCAATCCTGTATTCGGTATATTCAGATGAGAATACGCCATCATGAATAAGCTCATGCCGGGCAAACTTAAAAATCCGTGGATAGCAATTTTGCTACTCACGGATTTTATTTAGAGTGAAAAGCTAAAAGCTAAATATGAATCTTCATATTTTATAATGG